TGGTCGGAACTGCGTTTTCTAAAGACTGGACTAACATTCCAGTGCTAGTGACAGAAACTATTCTAAATTTTCTGCCAGTTAAAGATCCCAAATATATTGTCATATCTGGCAAAAACTGAGATGTGTTTACAGTGCCAGTTAATACATAACAAGCTGATGCTATTGAACTTTTAAGATTTCCATATTCTCCGAACTGACGAGGATTTTTAATAATTCCAATTTGTCGAAAGTCATTATTTACAGTAAACCCTTGATTTGCGTCTTTGGAAATATTTGTATAAAACATTAATGTTCTAGAAAACATACCATTAATTGGGTCTTTACCATGTCCTCCATATGGAGCACGAACTGCTCTAGCAGTGGCTCCTTTGCCAGTTCCAGTTATTGTTACATCTGCCCAGCGATAACCCAAACCATAATTGGTTACTGTTATCTTACTGACTGCTCCATTGGAAACTGTTGCAAAAGCAGCAGCGCCAGTTCCGTCTCCATCTATTGTTACTGTTGGCGCAGTTCCATAACCAAAACCACCAGATATTACTGGATATGCCATGATACGACCATCTGGTGTCAAAAGTTCTGTATTTGCTTGCAATGTGTCGATGTCGCCTGGAGACAAATCTGCAGTTAGTAATGCAGTATCTGGAGAAGTGCCACCATTATTGCCATCACCTGTAACTGTTAAATTGGCATATGTATATCCAACACCACCATCATCAATCTGTACACCAACAATTTGACCAGCGTCTATAATAGGTATTAATTTTGCCTCTGACTTAACGCCAACGAAATAGCCTGATGCACCAGAACCTCCAGAAACTGGAGAAATTGATACATTTGGTAGTGAAGAATATCCTGATCCATACTTTAATACTGCAGTTCCAGTAGCAGCAAGTCCTGCAAAAGTAAACACTGCAGTTCCACCAGTAGCAGTAACTGAACCGCTAGAATGTACTGGAGCCACAGTGCCAGCAGTTCCTGCAGTAGTTACTGTATATAAATTAACACCATGACGAATTTGCTGGTTAACTGTATATGTAGCACCACTAGACCATGCTGTTCCAAATGTCACAGTTGGAACAGAAGTGTATGATGCTCCAGCATCTGATATAGTAACCTTTGCTACCGATGTTCCACGCATAGTAACAGCACCAACAAATCCCGATCCACCGCCACCACTAACAGTTACTGTTGGCGCAGTTGTATATCCTGACCCACCATTAGTAATATTTATTTCATAAATACTACCATTTAATGCAATACTTGTAATAACACCACCAGATATTACTGGTGATCCTGTAGCACGAGTTCCTTTATATAATAAAGTAGCAGTTCCGTTAGCGACCTGTCCAGATCTATGTGTTGGTGCTGGTGCTGCTAGTGATCCAGATTTGGTACATTCATAAAGATTGTTATTATATTCAATCATCTGCCCAAGTAAAATTCCATTACCAGATGCCCATGTATTTGCGCCAGCAAATGGTGGATCAATAGTTACTGTTGCTCCAGATGTATATCCCGATCCACCAGAATTTAATGATATACTTGTCAACAGTAAAGGATCAGACTCTCTATATCCATCACCTGATACTGTTATAGTTGCAAATGTATAATTCTGCCCACCAGATTCAATGATAACATTTAATATTTCTCCGCCAGAATAAAATTGTCCACGAAGAGAATTAATAACTGGCATATAAGCATCAGTTAAAAATTTATTACGAAGAGCAATCGGAATACTGTACAAATATTTCCACATATATCCATCTGGCATAATAACTGGGTCTACAACAGTACCGATAGGTTTAGATGTAGATAGAGCATTGTTATTATTATCCAGACATTTGTAAACATGGAATTCATCAGTCAAGACATAACTTTGAGAATCTTCTACTGTTGTAGCACCGTAAAAACCCCTTTTAATAACTGCAGTTGCTGTAGCACCCTCACCACCACCACCACTAATAATAACAGTAGGAGTAGAAGTGTATCCAGATCCCTTCGCAGTTAAATTAATACCAACAACTACGCCATCTAATAAAACTGGAGCAGCTGTAGCACCCGAACCGCCACCACCAGTAATGGTAATTGTAGGTGGGTCTGAATATCCAAATCCACCAGAAATTAAATTAATACCTTGAACTTCATCACTATACCTATCGTCAAACATGTCATAAACTGTATTCGTAGTCCAGTCTCTTCTAGGAACTACGAATGCTACATCCGTAGATTTAATTTCTTTCAAAGTGATAATCTCATTACGAGTATCTAACTCATAAGCAAAACTATCTGTTGGATATGGTGGACTGCTATCAACAGTCCACGATACCGTCTTACCTAGAAAGTAATAATATCGTGCGGTGCGAGTCTGAATCTCATTATACAACCCTTCAGCAACTGAGTTGTGTAACGCAGACTTCAATAGAGATGAAGTTGGCATTTATAACCCTAAAATTAGCTTACTGTAATAACCCATGTAATAGCAATAGAATCGCCAGCAGCTTTGTTTACAACTGGGAATGTTGTACGACAAAGCATTGTACCACCAGTACCAGCATTAAAAATTCCAGCTTCAGTAATAGCACCAGTACCAGTACCAGCAGGGAATGTGGCTGTAGCAGTAACTGAAGCAGTTCCACCATTAGTGAATGATGCTAAAGCAACTCTACCAGCTTCAGTAGTCAATTGTGTTTGGCCAACAGCTGGTGTTGCTGTGGAAGTTCCAATAGCCATGTTACCCATTACAGTTGGAACAGAAGTTCCTTGCATACGACCTGCAATATAAACTTTACCTGCAGTAACGACTAGATTGTGAGTATCTCGTTCATCCTTAAGATTGCCATGTTCATCGTATAATTTAATGTTTACTTTTCCAGTAACCTTAAAAATATTGTCAATTTGTTCTTGTGTATTCATAAAAATCTCCTTTATTGAAAGCTAAACTATTTAGCCTGTGAAATTGATTTGGTTTCCAACATATAGACCACCATCGTTTAGGAAGTAACCAGCTTCTGCATATGGGTTTATATCTAAGAATCCCCCACTGTCTACTGCTGCCGATGCGTCATTATCAAGAGTAACTCCATCATTAAGCACATGAGTTAAACTTCCATTAGTAGAATCCCATGTTCTAAATGTTACGGAAAATGCGGGTATCGTTCTATTTAGGTCAGATGCGCTAGCTGCATCTGTATCAGATATAGACTGCGTATCTGAGTCTGTAGTTACACCATCACTCAGATATCTTGTAGTAGATACAGAATTTAGTACTTTATGAATACCAGAATCAGAACCAGTTAATAATGTTCCAGTTGAAGCAACTAAAGCTGGATTGGTTCTGGTAGAAGTCTGATTATCACCGCCATCTGCCAGTGTAAACGAGTTGTCGTCTAATGCTCCTGCATGAGTTAATGTAGTGTTATTCAACAGCTTCATAAATCCAGAATCTGAACCAGCCATTAAAGTTCCAGTTGTAGCAACTAAAGCTGGATTGGTTCTAGTAGAAGTCTGGTCGTCGCCACCATCAAGCAGTAACACTTGTTCACTATCGGTTGTAACACCATCATTAATCAGATGGTTGAAGTTCAATGACTTCATAAAACCTGCATCTGAACCACTTAACAGTGTTCCAGTTGTAGCAACTAAAGCTGGATTGGTTCTGGTAGATGTTTGATTATCACCACCATCTGCCATTGTTACAAAAAAGGTATCGGTTGTTACACCATCATTTAATATATTTCTACCAGCAGTATCATTGATTGGTTTTTGTACATCAAAGACTGGATTAATTCTAGTTAAATCTGCAGCATTACCCGTTTCCAACATAACAACAGCTTGCCCATCAGCGTCTGCAAATCCATCAAAGTTTAAAGTTGTAGATGTTATTGATTTTAAAAATCCTGCATCTGAACCTACAAGCAATGCACTAGTTGGCGAAATTAGAGAAGGATTAGTTCTAGTAGATGTATCACTGTATCCAATCTCAGCCATAGTCACAGAATCAGATTCAGTGATAGCAAGAATCTTGACTAGAGACTCTAATGCAAAACTAATATCAAATTCATTACGAATATCATACTCTCCAAACAACGCCATACCAGCTGGGTGGATTAGATTTTTAACAACAGTTTTATAAGTGTCTAATGCTTCGTCAATCTTAATAACATAAGAATATGCTTGGTAATAACGACTGTCTTGAATATAGATTGCATCGTTCAAGAAACTATCATTAGTTACATAGTATCCTGGATACTTCGCCAGTGGTCCAAGAGTTACTTTAATAATTGCTGGGTCTGTATCAGTTATAGTTGAATCTGCAGAACTAATACCGAACTCACGAAGAACTAAACCAGTATAAGATCCATCCATAGATCCAGGTCTTCTTACTACTACTGAAGACAAACCAGAAGCAGTAGTTCCAGTATAGTTAGTTGGAGAAGCTACAGAAATAATTTGATGAGTAGCAGTAGTTCCTGTATATGCAGTATTTAATGTTAAAGTAGTTGAGTTTCTTGAAGATACTGTATAAGTATTTCCATCTGGCATACGAATTATATCGTTGGCAACGATCTCTCCAGTATTCCAAGGAATGTCTGCTGAGGATACCCAATTTAATACTGCAGATCCATTAGTCACTAATCCTGTAGTTAATGGAGGAGAACTAGATGTTGTTCCAGATGTAACTACTACATAAAGATTATTACCATAATATATTTTTTGGTTTTGTGTAACTGCAGTATTAGCAACCCATGAAGTTCCCCATAATGCAGTAGTAACTCTTGTTACTGTAGTTGAACCATTTACTACATTAACTAACTGAGAGACAACACTAGGTGTTTCAACTAATGTTAAACTTGTATTACTCGATGCTCTGCCGAATGTATAAGTACCATTTGGTAATGTTATAACATCACCATATTGAAGTTGAGTCGTAAATAAACTGCTGGTTCCTGTTACTGTAGAACTGCCATTAGTAACTGCAAGGGTTCCAGATAAAGTAAATGAAGAGTCACCCAGTGAATAATCAGCGCTGCTGAAAGTTCCAACCTCAGCAAAGCCATCTAATTTTTCAGTAATGCTTATAGTCGTATGTTTATCAAGACCACCGCCAGAAGCCCTAGCTCTATATGTTGATATGCCAGAAGCAGTCACTCCGAGATAAACTGAAGATAATGTTAATGATGTTGTACTAGCTACAGTTGCTACTGTATAAACACCATTTGGAAGAAATATCAAATCTCCAGGAACAACTTCAGCTGTAAATGAAGTGCCAGTTCCTGTTACTGTTGTTGAGTTATTAGTTACCGCAAGAGTGCCAGATAAAGTAACTCGTGTAACATTGGTATCAAGTCTTTGAATAACTGTACCAGCAGTGCCAGCTACATCTTGTCCTGAAGTTGCTGAAATAGTAGTTGTAAAGTCTGTAGAATAGCCAGTTCCAAATTTAATAAATTGCGCCTTTGAAATTCCACCAGCCTGTGTAACAGTAGAGACTTTTAGAATAGAACCAGTACCATCAAAGTTTCTAATATTATAAATGTCACCAACTCTAAATCCAGTTCCTGGAGTTAAAACTTCAAGACCAACTGTAGTTGGAAGAATCTCAGCAGTAAAATAAATTCCATTTTCATCATCACGATATCTTAATCTATCTCCAACAGAAATATTACCAAAGAATCTTCTATCAATTAAGTATTCATATACATCTTCTGATACTCGAATGGCTCTGTCAACTTCAACTTCAACATCTTGTCTTCTGTCTACAAGAACACGAATAGTTTTTGATGGCGTAATAACATCAACTAATTTTCCTACTGGGTCTTGAGGATTTCCTGTTAGAATACGAGCAAATAAAGAGTTATCTTGATTATATCTTCCATCTGATGCTCTTAAAACTTGCTTAGATGGATAGTCAACAGTAACATCTTTATTAAAAAGAAGTCTAAACAATAATTTAAAAGAGGCTTCTGACCCCTTTGCATTATATTGTTCTTTTATATGCTGTAGTAAAAATCTACTATCTACAGTTGTTAATGGAACATTACTCGCTAGTTCGGTTTTAAAATAACGAATATATTCCTCTAAAGTATTATCTAAATCTCTAAGAGTTTTTAAATCTACTTCATTCTGCTCAATGTATTGATAGTATGCCTCCAAAAAGGCAATAAATGTCTGATAGTCTTCTCTAATAAACTCAGGTAACTGAGATTTTACTAGAGAAGATATCTTTGGTCTAGAAAGCAATGTTGACATTATGATCTACTAGTTGTAAATTTGTAATTGTATCCACCACGAAGGTCGCCAGTTGAAGTTGGATCAGGTATTGCTGTAACAAATAAATGATCCTCTGCTAGTTGAGCAATTTGAGTTAATGCAGAAACCACATCATTTGATTGGGGTTTAATAGAAACTTCTAAATCAACATCAGCCAATGCAGTAATATGAAGATTTCGAATATCAACAATACCCTTATCATAATCTACAGTACCAATTTGTTCATCTACATATATCTTGATACCATTTGGACCATATCTGAATAATCTAACATAACCCAAACCATCATCATTTAGATAATGTATTTCATCACTACCAGCAATAAAGAATCCTGTTGTAGTAAATGATCCACCATTTCCCTGTCCATCAGAGTATATTGGATTAATAATATTTAAAATATATTGAGCACTGGTGTTATATCTTGGGGTTAACTGTCTTCTAATTAATACTGTTGTTATGTTATTAACAATAGAAGGTTCAGCAGCGTCGATGATTCTTGATAGTTTAGAGAATCTAAAAACTCCATCAAAAACCTGAAGGTCTTCTGCGTCATATGCTATAATAGCAGCCTGCACAATACTAGCAATTTCAGAAGCAGTTCTAGTTGTATTTTGTGGGTTATAGTATACAGTTACATTTAATGCGATATTAAGATATTCTGGGTCTACGATTTCTGGAATAACTGAAACTACATTTCTTGTTTGTAAAATACTAGAAGTGATCGCAGCTTTTTGAACTGTTGTTAATTTAGTTGCATCTTTTGGTCTAATACATATAAATGTCTTACCATATACAGGTGGATTATTATCTTCACCACCCCAGACAGCAACAGATTTCGCTTCTGGAACATTAGCATATATTAATGCTTTATAGTCATCTGGAGTAACAGCACGATTCTGAGCAGCATAAAATTTTGGTGCATTAAATCTAATACTATCTAATGATTCTTTATCAGCGCCATTTGATGCAGGAGAAGTTGTAGTAATACTAACAGTAGAACCAGTGATAAGAGTATTTCCATTATATGTGAAAACTCTAGCTCCATTTGCAGTTTCTTTCGAAGATACAAAATAATCTAAATGAACTACATTACCGATATCTAATTGTCTACCTATTATATTATCACCAAAATTTACTTCATATAAACCATCATCAATTTCTTTAGTCCAGTAAACCTTTGACTCAGAATGAACATTAACAATACTATCAGATTTTGAAAATGCTTCAAACACAGAAGACTGCGAATTTTCTTGTACTTTAACTTGTAGTGTATTTAAATCAACATCTGAGTTTGGTATAACATATCTAGAATTAGCAGAAACTGTAAATCTATTAGTGATTGGTGTACCTTCAGTTAAAACAACACCAGTAAAAGTATAAGTATTACCCACTCTTACTGTAGTCAAAGAACCAGTATTATAAAATGTTAATCCGTTTCCATCTACTACAGTTGTAAATTGGCTATATGCTGGAATAGTTAAATTAGCAGGAGAAGAATTACCTCCAGAAACTACAATATTTACAGTGGCAGTTGCACAGGTTGAAGATCTTGGAGTATATCCAAGCATTTTAGATAATGATACTACACTGTTTCTTTTTCTTGCTGAGTCCAAAAACATTTCATTAACTGTCATGTTATTGTACAAAGCATTATAATGTGTATTGTATGCAAGAACATCTAATAAAACTGACATCGCAGAACCCTCAAAATCATAATCTTGAAATTCTGTCTGTCCTTTTAAAAACTCTTTTAAGTTGTTTTTAATAGCATCGAAATCTAGTTCGGCTACAGTTATTTTTTTATTATTTGCCATTTATCGTGTTCTCTCTAATACAAGTTCGAGAGTTAATGGTCTCTCGGTATTGATAACTTTAAATTCTACTGTTACATAAACTGAATTATTATCACCAGAAAATCCAACTGATACATCAATTAGTTCAACTCTGGGTTCAAAATTATTAACTAGATCAACGATAGCTCTTTTTAAAGTCATGGCTAACATTGGACCAGCTGGTTCAAATAGTAAACGCTTAATCGGACTTCCTATTTCGCTGTGAAATGGTCTCTCGTAATTACTAGTTAAAACAAGATTTTTCAATGCAGTTTTTATAGCATTCTCATCATATTTGCGTGATACATCCTTCGTCACTGGATG